ACGCTCTCACCCTGCGTGTCGAGGATGCGAAACGGAACGACCAGCTTATACTTCGTACCGCTCACTGTGAGCGTCTTCGGCTCCGGAGGCCTCTGGATTTTGCCGATGCCTTTGGTGGAGCCGTCCGCCCCCGCGCAGTAAACAGCCATCATCGCTTTCGCGGCGGAATATGCGAGCGTCTCATCATCGGAAGGCTTGTGACCGGCGGCGACGGCGGCCTCGTAAATCGCCACGGCCGCATTCCATGTATCGCACTGCTGCCCGACCTGCTCCGGCTTGTTCGCGCATCCAGTCATGGCCATCACGATCAGCAGAATGGCTAGGCCGAGAAGTGCCGACAGACAGGCTCCGAGAAGTCCGAGTTCTTTTTTGATTGATGTGTTCATGATTACAGTAGCATTCCGGGGGTTTTGCACGCGACGGCGATCAGCAACAGGCCGACCGTCACGAGTGCGATGATTGCGAATGTGGTTGGTTTCATTGCGCCTCCTGTACCATGAACTCGTTTCTGCGCCATACCAGCAGAATGCGTATCACCTGAGTCAGCCTCTTCAAGACTGCCTTCTGCTGTGCTGCGGAGAGCGCGTCCCAGTTGGCCAGAGCAAGGTCAAGGTCGTTGATCGTATCGCTGAGGAGTTGCGCCCGGTCAATGACGGCCTTTTGGCCGTTCTCGATAGGCTTGCCGTCTTCCCTGTAGAAGACGCCGCCCACGTATCGGAAGCCGGGCTTGATGATCGGCAGTGCCTCGGCTGCGATGACGACGTTGCTGGCGCCTGCCGGCGGAGTGAAGCGCGCAAGATCACAAACTGTGACGCCAAGAACGTTGGTTCCTTTGACCACCGCAACCGGAGTGTCGGCCGCGCTTGTCGAGAGTGTGACGAGAAGAAGTAGAGCAAAGATGTGTTTCACTTTGTAATCCTTTCCGCTGCGTAGTCGATGACTGGAACCGCGAGATGCTTGAGAAGCGTAACGCTGTCGTAAGTCCACTGTGCCACTGCTCCGACCCAGTCGGACACTGCTATGGCCGGGAACGCGGTGTAGAACGTGATCCAGACCGCGCTTGGCCCGCCGTTTCCACCTGCGCCTGAGTTATATCCATTAAGAGATGCCCCGCCACCACCGCCACCAGATCCCCACAAAAAGCCATCAGCCCCGCTTCCTGCAACTGCGTTCGTTTGCGAACCTCCTCCACCGGCACCATGCCATCCACGTGCTCGCAATGTTGGCATAGGGTAAGCCAACACTGTGTTGATATTTGTTCCGTTTTGCCCAACATCGCCACCAGGACCTACAACTGTTGAAGCCAACAATGCGTTTGGCCCAGAGCCTCCACTACCTCCGCTTGATGGAACGTCTCCGGTTGTTATTCCGCCACCAGCTCCGCCACCAGCCCCGCCGTTCCCTGCTAATTGTGCTGTTCCGATGACGCCAGAGCCGCCCGATGACGAAGAACTACCTCCTGAACTGCCAGTAAAAAAGCCTATGTTTGCTCCAGCACCTCCAGTGCTTCCATCGGCATCACCACCAACCCCAGGCGATCCAGCGCGAGCCCGTAAAACCCAGTTGCTTGTGCTAGATGTCCCAACATAAACGATGGTGTCTGCGCTGGAAGCTCCATTTGTGCCATTACTATCATCAGTTGTTACAGACCCACCACCAGACGGGACCGGCGGAATAATTATTACAAACTTGTTCGACCATAGTACCGAAGGGTCTGTTAACAGTGTTTTGCTGTAACCGCCTCCACCACCTCCGCTGCCGCCAGACCTAACACTTCCAGCAGCACCTCTCCTTCCGCTTCCACCAGGTCCACCACAACCAACCGCCTCGATAAGGATTTGCCTTGCTGGGGTTAGGTTAGTGAAGACGATAGTTCCTATATTTGTGAAGATAAGAGTAAATGGCAGATATGTATTCGTCAGTAGTCCACCACCGTTCAACGTCGATAGCGTCCCGAGTGCGCCCGGGAGGACGTTTGTCGGTACTGTGCCTATGAGGTTCGTCGAATTGAGATTCGTCAATGCGCCGCCGTTAAGCGTTCCGAGCGTGGTCAGGTTAGCATTCGTTCCCTGGTACAGCGTCGCCGCCGTCGCGGCCCTCAGAAGCGCCGCGTCGATCCTAGCCTCTGCAACCGTCCCGGTTGTCACATGAGTTCCGTTCAGAGCTGTCAACTCGCTCCCGACAGTCCCGACGCGGATCACGCCGTTGGTGTCGGCCAGCACCGGCCTGGCGTTCTGGCCACACGCGAGAAGCGGAAACAGCGCAAGGCTGAGGACAATCAGACTGGTTCTCATAGCTTTTTCACCTCCAACACGGGCATTTCGAATCCACCGACGACGACTATGTTCGTGATCTGAGTTCGCCAGACGTCTCCGAGATACGCTAGGTCGAAGTAATAGGCCCCGACCGTGTTCGTCGTCTTGATCCATTCGAGTACCGGAAGCTCGAATCCTCCCAGGTTCGTCGTGCCGACGATGTACTGCCGCCAGACGTTGGTGCCGTAGAGGAGGTCGTAAGCGGCTCCGGTGGGCGAAATGGCGGCGAGCAGCTCTGGGAGTCCGGTCACGTCGTTGGTTCCGACCTGGGCGTAGACACCGTCCCCTCGCCAGAAGTTTGACGAGTTGCCACCCGTGAGATTGCCCAGCGCTGTCAGCACCGCGTTGGTATTCTGCCAAAGCTGCAAAGCCTTTAGTGCGTCGATTGCAGCGGCAACGAAAGCCGTGGTGCTGATGCTGGTGTCGTTGTCGCCCGGGGTCGCCGTGGGAGCTGTCGGGTTGCCGCTTAACGCAGGGCTCGCCAGCCTTGCGATGGCTATGTCGATAGATGCCTCACCGACCACACCAGTCAAACCGAGCGTCCCGGTTGTCGTAACCGGGGATCCTGAGAACGAGAGACCTGCAACATCGCTCGTCGCCCCTACGCTCGTCACAGCGGTTCCCGTGATTGTGGAGCCAACCCAAGCCTTCGTTGCCACGATGTTGTTCGACCCGCCGCCGTGCGCAATCCCCAGCTCGTGCACTCCCGCGAGGTTCGTCGCGTAAAGCGCCATCGTGCCTGCCTCCGCCGTTGGCGCCGTCCCGTCAGCAATCCATACGGCCCGATCCACAATCTCCACGCTAGCAGGACGAGAAAGGACGTGCGTCAGGGCAGCCGCAAGGGCCGTCAGGTCATTGGTCCCTCCCCACCACCTGACATTCACCTGACCGCTCGCGCAGTCGTCCGCGATGTACCGACCAGCGGTCGATGACGCGAACACGCAACCGATGTTCGTTGCCTCAACGCTCGCCGGATCATGACGGATGATCCTCTCAGGACCCCAATCCCCTGGTGTCCGCCAGCCGGCCACGATCACGCGCTCGTTGTTCACGGTGCTGCGCGCCACCAAGTCCGCAATCGTGTTGACTGCGGCAAGCGGACGATTCGTCTGAGCCGAGACTACCGCGGAACCGAACAGGAGAATTGCTATGATCAGTCTCATGGGTGAGCTATCCAGGACGCTACTCCGTTCGTAACAAAGAGGATGTAGGCTCCGTTGTTGGTTGGGTACGCAAGGCCTTGCACTTTGTCTGCATCGAGGCCGCTTCCGCTACCATCGTTGCCACTATGCCAGAAAGTGCCAGCTACACTACTCAACCCACCGTTTGTTGCGAATGTAAACACATCATACGCGGTGCCAGGATTCGGATGCCAATACATCTTTAGTCCACCAAGAATCGTCTGTGAGTACACTACCCACTGATTATTGGTGGCGCCTCGCGTCTGCATATACATGCCGCTTCCAGTTCCTTGAGACTGAAAATACGTGCCTGATAGGTAAGAAGAGGATGTGATCGGCCCGGTTGGCGTTCCGCCAGCTATGGGCAGATATGGGCCGCCGGCAGCCGCCCACGTCGAGTTGCTTCTAATGTAAGCCACTGAGTTCGATGGGGCATCAAATGGTATGTTTGTCCAGCCTGACGCACCGTACCCTCTGAACACCGCAAGGTTGGTATTGTAGTAGAACTGACCAAAATTGGCCTCGATTGTTGGATCAGAAAGAAGCGGTGTGAACTCGACTTGCCCCTGCGGAAGAACCTTGAATCGCTCAGTTCCGCCATCCGTGTCGGTGAAGTTGGTCCCGTCCCATCCAAGATAATTAGTTGAAGTGAAGACAGTAAGTCTATTTATGCCCTCGAACGTGGAGTTTCCTCCACCGAGTCGCAACTGTACTGGTGAGGATGGTGCATTTGTCGGAGCCTGCCCTGACATCAGAAGAACGGGAGGATTAGTTCCGGAGTAGTGAGGCATGGTGAAGTAGGCAACCCGCGTCCCGTAGTTTGCAACAGGATTCGTGTTTCCAAACTGGAATACTCCGTTGTTCTGGTACTGCCGAAGGTAACCGGCGCCCAAGTCCCAGGTCGCCCACGTTCCTGATGCCGGCCGTTCCATCGTCATGAACAGGGCCGGGTCGTCGCGTTGAACCGTCAAAGTCCCACGGGAGTCCGGGTCGGTAAAGACCGTCCTCTTCACCGTACCCCCGAACTTGGTCTGCTCGCTCTGGCCGTTCCATCGCGTCGAGATGAACGTAGCGTAGTTCGTGAGCCCTGGATAAATCGCCGCTGTCTCGAAAAAGCTCGTGCTGTCATGCAGCATTGTGTCCATGAAGACCGTGGTGTAAGCCAGCGATCCCTGGCCATAGAGAAGGTAGCCTGGTTTTTTTGTCTGGTTTCCAGGGTTGTTCCAGAATCGGCACGACTTGAATGACATCTCGATCTTGTTGCCAGTTGGATCAATGTTCAGGTTGTGGTATGTGCCTGACGCCGCCGAATTGGTGGTCTCTGCCGTCAATGATCCTGTCGGGTAGTTGTCGAACTCATTCCAATTGCTATCGTAGATAAGGCAGTCATCGAACGAGATGTGTCGCAGGTTCTCTTCCAACAGCACGCCGTTCATTCCGTTGTTGTTCGACTGAAGCCGGCGCACCATGTAGACACCGCCGTTCTGAACCCTCATCCCGTTCCGGTTGTTCAGGTAGGTGTCAACATTCAGCATGCGGACTGAATAGCACTGCTGGAAGGCTAGGCCGTCTCCCTTATTGTAGCCTACCTGCACGTTCTGCATCGATATGTCGGCCAATGCAGAGTGCGTGATCGATCCGCCCGTGTTAAATCTGATTCCATCACCATCGTTCCAATGGACCTTGACGCGCTCGAACTGAATCTCAAAGCGTAGGATGTAGAGTCCGTTAGTCTTCGAGTTGATGATTGCAACATCAGTGAGATCGGTTGACAGCGCACCCCACCCACCAGCCAATTCCACTAGCGCAACGCCAGTGAATCCCGTTTGAGTATCACGCTGGCCGTCGAATGCGATTCCGGTGATCGCAGTTCGGTGGCAGCAGCCGAAGGATAGTATTGGCGCATTCAGACCTGGGGCCGACTTAAGGGTCGTGTCGAAGTCATCGTCGTCGTGGCCTGTCATCGCCTTCGTCTGGCCCTTCAGGTGGATTCGCGTGTAGTCCGCTTGCTGGGGCGGGCTGGTTAGCGTCGCATCAATCAGAAAAGTGCCTTCGGGAAAAAGCACGGTATGCGCCCCAGAGTCCATTGCGGCCTGGATCGCGGTCGAAGAGCCGAGCGTTCCGGTTGCGTCCGCACCGAACCACCGCGCGTCAACAACTCCGCCATTGCAATCCCTAGCAACCCACTGCCCGTTTGTCGTGATGGTTGCCCATACGCACCCTAGGTTCGTGGTGGCCGATCCGGCCGCATCCCATGCGATTTCCCGCGGAGCGCCCCAGTCTCCGTTCGTCCTGTAGCCGCCAACCAAGTAGACGAGCTTGCCGCTTGTCGCGAACTTTACCGGATCGGTCGCGAGTAACTGCGCCATCGTCTCCAATGTGCGGGGTGTTCCTTGACCGCGCACCATCAAGGTTGCGAAGCACAGGATGAATGCCAGTGAGATTCTCATATCAAGCGCACGTAATGAACTCCAGCGGCATTCACGATCTCGTTCTGCCCGTCGTCAGTTCCAGTTCCGCCAAGCGTGAAGTCTGCGCGATTTCCATTCGCATCGCGAATAACAGTCACCATCATGGCAGATTCCCACCCGAGTTGCATTTCGGAAATCGTTTCGTAAACAATCGGGAACGCCACACGGTACGGAGCACCTGACGGATTCGGAAGCGAAACACCACCATCAAGATTCTCGCGCACGTATGTACGAATCAGAATTGCAAGCCCATCATCCGATGACAGAACGTCTGTTCCGTTCGGAAGCAATGTCGTTGATGCAGTCTTTCGCCATTCCGAATAAATCCCATCGGCCCCGCTGTAGTTCGCGCAGACCCCGACACGCCAGAACCGCGTATCGCTCGCAAGCATTTCGGCCACCGTGTCGAACTCCGATGTGACTGGCACAAGCGCCGCACCATCCGGAGTCGAGGCGATCACGTCAGCGAGGTTCGTATCGTCCGATTCGAGAACGAAGAACGCACGGTTGACGATGGACCTGACCCTCCACTCGACCCTGTAGGCTGCTGGGAACAGCTCGACCGTGAAGGTCCCGTCATCCTCAGTCTCCACATCATACACCGCCCCGGAGTAGATAATGGGCGAGGTCGGGACCGGGTAGGTCAGTGGGAAGAACCGCAGCCATCCAACGTAGGGGACGCTGCCGTCATTGAGGGTGATGGTTCCGGTGAGCGTCATCTCAGGCCCTACGTCGCATGCGTGTTACCACCTCCCGCTTCATAGCGCGAGCGAAAACGAGCTGCATGCCGCGCTTGCTCGGGAGGCTTCCAGGCCACGGGCGTTGCACAACCCGGCGCTTGAGCATGAAGTAAAAGGTCAGGCGCCCACCTGTCTTGTTCGCAAGGAACGCGTCTCCGCCTGACTTCACGATGAAAAGGCCCCCGACCTTCGATGCGATCACCGCCGCAGTCCTGCCGTGCGCCGCCGGGTGCACCGGAATCGTCAGGGCCTGAGCCCGCTTCGGAACGATTGGCCCGCCGTACAGCTTCTGAGGGAATCGTTTGTCGCGGATTGGAATGGCCACCACATTCCCAGCGACCTTCACGTCAAGCCCAACGCTCTGTCCAATCTGGTTCCAGAAATGCGTTCGATCACCACCAAGTGCGTTCGGTTCTTTCTTGTCCTTCGCTCGGTAATGTTGCCGCAAGTATTGAGCAACCGTTCGTCCAGCATCCTTCTTGGCCGCAGTCATTCTCTGCGGTGACATTCGCGCCTTCATCTTCGACGCGAAATCTGACGTGAAGGTTGCTCGGATCATGCGCGCATGATTTTTCCGCGGCTCACCTTGTAACCAGGGCCAAGGTCCTTGAGCAGTTGCTTGGCGATCTTCGGGTCGGCTGGCAGGTTCGCATCGCCGTCGCCAAACGCCGGCAGCTTCTTCGGCTTCTGCTTCGGAACCTTCACGCCCGCAGCCTCGATCCGTTTTCTCGCAACCCGCCTGACCCCCATCCCGCTCCCCCAGTCGAATGGAGGGTAAGGTGTCCCGAATGCCGAAAGGTTTGTCCACAACCTGCCGTTGACTGGAGCCATCATCTTGCCATCGACGAACTCTCCGCCAGCCTGCACCCAACGCGCCATCCAGTCCCGCGGTTCCCGGCGAGGGTGAAGTCGCACGAGTTCCCAGAACGGAAACTCATCGAGCGTCGCCTGCGCCTGCGCGTACCGCCCATAACCGCGCGCTCGGTCCCGGTTCATCTGAACGATCAGGTCAAGCCGCTGGTCGCTCGTGAGATCTTGAATGCTTCCGGCCAATCCTTCCGGCACCTCGTACCCTGTCCCCTCGACGATTCCGCGCAGCATCTCGCGCGCCTCCATCGGCGAGACTTCCTTGCGCAACACCTTCTCGGTTGTATCACGAATCCCTTCTAGAATGCGGGTCTTGTGGACCTTCGCGCTGAAGATCGCTTGCTCACGAATCTCGCGACGAATACGGGATTGTTCTGCGGAATCGATGTTTCCAGGAAGCCGGCCGCTTCCGGCCAGTTTCTTGAGTGCCAACTCGAGGGTTCGCGAGGTTCTAGAGGCCATCCTGGTCCTGTCGTTCAAAGTCCTCTTCGTGATCGTACTGGTAATCGTAGTTGATTGCCGGCCGCCCAGTCTCAACTCCGACGGCGTCGTCCGACGCCGGCCCGGGAATCATAGGCCCCTCGCACTTCGCTACGTCCCGCAGCACGAGAATAGCCGCTTCAGCATCCGCCTTCCGCTGCCCGGTCGGGTCCAGCACCTCGCCATAGCACCGGCTCATGATGCGCAGCACGATGATCGATAGCGCATTGTCGATCAGGACCTTCGGAACCTGCCCATCAGCGCCGAGCGTATTGCGCGAGCACCCGGCCACGTACCCACGAACCAAGTCCGTCACGGCCGCGATGAGCAAGGCAATCGGATCGCCCTCCCCGGCATCCAGTGCGGCGTTTCGATAGGCCGCAAGTTCTGCTCCGCTCAGCCGCGTTGCGATGTCTGCCTCTGTGATTGCTCGCCAGTTCGCCATGATTCGCTCCTGAAATGGAAAACGGGCGGAACCGTGTGGCCCCGCCCGTCGCGCTCCCGTTACCATGCATCCTCACTCACCATCCGCCAGGAAACCAGCCGGGCGGAAATCACGGGCCACCGTAAGGATAGGTCAATGCCCACGGCGGCTTGCCTGCGATCTTCGCCACGAGGTTCGTACAGGCCGCCCCGTTGGTCGCCGTGTTCACCATCGAAGGACCGATTCGCAAGTAACCGAATCCGCCGGTCGTGATATTGGTCACGGCAGTTATCGGCAGAACGCCAGTGAACGTCAGGAGGATACCGTTGACTTGCGTGGTCTCAGCCGTCACCCCATCGATGCTCCGATGAATCGGAACCGATAGCGTAGCCGCCCCGGGGTTCGTCGCCATCAGTTGCCCGGTGAGTTGCAGCGCCACCACGTCATGCCGGCGAACATCCACCCACAGGTAATTGGTCGCGGTCGTGTTGACCGTCAGTGTCGAAGGAAACTCCGTCAGGGTAGTGGGCGTGTATTCTGCCACGTAGGTGCGTGGAAGGTCCGCGCCATCAGCCCGAATGCCGAGCCACATGAACGCTAGAACAATCGCAATGGCCGCCCAGAAGTTGAATCGTTTTTCGCTCATAATCTTGTCAGTTGTTGGTTCTGATTCCGATTCGGTTACGGCGCAACCGACGTGAAGTTCAGCCGCTTGCCAGCCGCGGAGTTCGTCACCACCACATCATGCGACCAGTCGAAACCGGCAACCTCGGACCGGCCGTCTTCGGTCGTGTATGTGCGGGGGCCGAGCCACCGTCCGGCGAGGCGCATGGTCTTCATGAAGCTCGGATCACGCCGGGTCGGGTTGCTGGCGGCCGCGAAGATCAGGACAGAAGTCGTCAGCAGGTAGGCCATGCTGGTCGTCAACCCCTCGGCCGTCGAATCCGTAGCGGCCCGCGCCACCATGATTTCCGGGTTTCCGGTGAAGAGCGTTCGCGCCTCCTCCTGCGTCACGTTCGGGATCGCCTTCGACCCAGCAGCGACGAAACGCGACCGGACGTAGGTCGAGTTCTTGAACAGCCTCCACGCGGTCGGACCGAAGAGAAGCCGCAGGTTCGTAATGCTCCCGCCAGCCGCAGCCAGGGCGACGATGTCGATCTGTTCATCGATGGCATTAACCGGGTCGTTTGCCAGTACGTTCACGTCGGTTCCGGCCCCGAGTGCAGCGAGCGCCGCATTGATGGTGTCGCGCTCGTGCGACAGCGTCCCGATCTGCGCGGCCATATCGGCAGCCTCGCGCATCGCGTTCTCGCCGGCCTCGGCCGACTCGGCGATCTCCTGCTCATCGAACGCGATGTCCACGGCGTTCGGCGTGCAGTTGTAGTTGTTGTCCGTGGCATCCCAGCCGACCCGGACCGCCTTGCCTTGCGCCGGCCGAATGGTGTTCGGGAGGCGGAAGCGGTTCTTCTCAGAGTATGACTTGTACCGGCCGATGGCGGCCGCGACGTTGACGGTAGGGGCCAAGAAACCTCCGACCGGTGTGATGGTCGAGGCTGCGACGCCCTGCGCGTATTCGAGAACCAGCGGACTGGAACCAAGATTTGCGAGTCTTCCCATGTTCGTTGTGCGTTAAGATTTCGGTTGCAAGTTCGCTTGTTGTTACGTCACGACGACCGTTGCGGGGGCCGGCCGGATCAGAACGTACTGCCCGGCGGTCGCATCCTCCTCGGCATAGCCAACCCGGAAATAGGTGTCGGCAGCAATCGGTTGCGTCTGCACCTTCCCGAAGGTCCCGGAGAGCACGACGGAATCACCCGCCGTGATGGAACCGGCCGCGATGCACCGGACGTTCTGGTCCGGAGACAGCGGCAGCACGTACACCTTGTCTCCGGCCGTGTAGCTGGCTTCCGGAACGTCTACGATGACGAACGGGCACCAGTCGGCGACATCCGTCGGCAGAGTCACCTCAGCCTTGCCGTCCGCACCGCTCGTCAGCTTGACGAGGTACATCTCCTTGCCGGTCAGGTCCGCGTCAGCCGTGAAGGCTAGCCTGCCCTGCGTCACATTCGATTGAGTCGCACTCATGATTGTTGCTTTGGAATTGGTTGTTGAATCGCTTGTTACTTCGTCGCAGCGGCACGCTTCCGCATGCGCGCCTCATCGGTGGCGGCGGCGAAGGCGCGGTTGTACCCCCAGCCGGACGTGGCCGAGAGTTCGGCGGCCCGCAGCCCGATGGCAGCAGCCTCGCTCGCAGTGAAGCCGGGATTCGGATCGGCATCGGCGGCTCCCGGGTGCGCCCGGTTCCGCGTGTCATGCATCGGGGTCCGGCCGGAAGCGCCACCCGAGGTCTCGACCTTCACGACGCTGAGGGCCGCGATGGTCGCCTCTCGGTTCTTCGTCAGCATCTCGCGGAGCTTTCCCTCGTCAGTCACGGCCGCCTTGAACCGGAGAACGTCGTGCTCGATCAGCTCCTTATTCAGCGCCTCGATCCGGTTGCGCGCGGTGTCGCCAGCGGCCGTCAGTGCCGCGATGGTGGCGCGCATCTTCGCGACTTCCTCTGGCTTGCATCCCGCGTTACGAGACGAGGCCAGTTCGGCACCGGCCGCATCAGTCGCAGCGGTGATTTCCTCATCAGTTGCCGTGTCCGGCAAACCGAGCAGCTTGCAGAGGAGTTTCTTGAAGTCCATAACTTGATCCTTGTTGGTCGATTGTGCCGTGGCGGCGTGTCTATTACTTACAGGTGGCATGCCACGCAACTGCGGGTCGTTTGTCAAAGCCAATCGCTGCAAAACTTTAGGTCGCAGCAAACGCTTTCCGTCAACCTTCTCGGTCCCAACTTCCTCGAACTCGCGAAGCACAGGACTGACGAGCCGGTAGATGCCACCTTCCAGCTTCTCCTTGCCAAGCGCAGACCAGCGCGGGAGTCCCCACAATCCATCCTCACGGATCGCAATGTCCTCGATCCAACCTGCCGCTTCCGTTGGCTTGGTTTCGTCGTGCGAGAAATGGTCGAAGTCAATCAACACGCCAGGGAAGTTCTGGCCTTCCTCGGCCTTGCGCTTGTTCCAATCCTCAACCATCGCGGAGAACGCGGCTTCGTCGAACTCCTGGGTGATTTCCTCGCGCTTCTCATCGTCGCCCTCGTAGGTTCGGAGTATGCCGGCCTTGCGGCCTTTCGGAACCAGCATGATCCAGCCATCCTTCGAGAGTGCGAACTGACCACCGGAAGCCTCGCCAGTCCGACACGTCACGAGTTGCCCAGGCCCTTGCGCCTCGCGCCGATTGATCGTGAAGCCGGAAGCACGCCGGGCCATAGCAAGCGATTCACCACGTCTGATCGCACACTCGACCACTGCCTTTTCTGCTACCGCAACCCACGCATCGCTCTGCCGGAACTTTCTCGAATCGGCTCGGAACTCATTCCAGTCAGGAAGCGGCTTGCCATCGAATGCGCAACCTCCTACTGACGAGCAGTAGGTTTCATAAAGGACTCCTGCGAGTTGTTCGCTGTCGATCATGGTTCGTTGACACCTTCGGCGAAAGCTTCGGCGAGAAGCTTCTCGAACACGCCCTCCAATTCGCTCCCCTCGTTGGCTTGCGCAAGGAAATCCGGCAGCTTTTCCAGCAGGGCCTTGAGCTTGGCAGGGTCTTCGTCCGCATTCTTCAAGGCCCTGATCGCTTCAAGCAACACCGCCTTGCTGTCCTCCACCGCGGCCTTCCTGACTGCTTCAATGGCATCACCGGACGAGGCGTTGTCCGGTAGTTCGGTGCGGTTCACCGATACAGGTTCTGCGGAGAATTGTGCTACTGCTTGCGGAGCGACTGGTTCTGGCGCGGCCTCAACATCGAATCCGAGCATCTCGCTTGCCTTCTCGCGCGTCACGATCCAGCCGGCCTGCCGGAGAGCCCCGAGCGCCGCGGCTGTCGCGGCAAGGTCCGTGGACTTCGGGCGCGTGATGGTGAAGCGCGCTAGGTGCGGTTGCCCTGGAAACGCGATGTTGAGAGCCGGCGCTCCAATCGCGACATGCATCAACTCCGCAATCTCCGATGCCTCTGCGGATGCGAGTTCGTTGAAGACCGCCTCATGCGCTGGTGTCGCCCCCTGCCCGATACCGGTCGCGTCCGACAGCATCGTCAGTTTCCCGCCGGTTCCGCGCAGCACGAGCGCCCGGTCCGCGTACTCCATGAAGCCTGGGAAAGGCGTGTTCTGAGCGCTCGATCCGCCTCCGAACAAGTTGGCCGTCACGCCAGGCGGTAGCACGCCCTTCCCACCGCTGACGTACTTTTCGAGCATCGCGGCTAGCGACCGGAAATCTGCGGCCGCAGCATTCGCTTCTGGCGCGCACTCAAGGAAGATGTTGGGGACGCCATGACGCGAGACGTAAAGCTGCCAGTCCTTCCAGCTCATCGTCCTGCCGACGAACAAGAGAGAACCTATCTCGTCAATCGGCATGTCGTTTGTCCGAACCACAAAGAACGCCTCGTCAATCGGGGTACCGCGGTTCGTGTTCTGCGCGTCCGCGTTGTATGTCCAGACTCGCTTCGGATGCGCCATCCCGAAGTGCCATTGGGGGACCGGCTCAAGGTGCGTAACGACCCCGGAAGCGTCCGTGTGCATTTCGAGGTGCGCGAATCCTCGAAACGTCGCCATCCCGAGCCAGCGCCACGCGGCATTGAGGTTGTCGATGGCTCCGAACCTGCTGTTCAGGAAGTCGATTTGCTCAGCTAGGAGGTCGGAATTCTCGATTGATTTTGCGGCTGTCTCCTCCTCTGCCACCACGGCCCACCGGCACGACCCGAGCGCAGCCTGCCGGCGTTCAACGAGTGTGCTGAGGATGTACTCGCGCTTCTCGACGAACCGATACAGCCACGTCAGGTCTGCGAAGTACCCCTGTTCTCCTTGTTCCAACAAGCTGATGACCCGACCTAGCGTCAGGCCACGGAGCGGGTTCCAGCCGGCGCGCAGTGGAATCTCGGAATCGTCGTGAAGTTGGCCCGTCAACGGAGCGCCGGAGAGCATCGCCTCGAATCGTTCGGTCTCCGTCATGCCCCGCGTATCGCACGGCGCGAAGAGTTGCGCAAGCCTGCCGTTTGAAAAGCAAAAGCCCCGGTTTGTTTGACCGGGGCCGACCTTTAACCGTGAATCTCTTCACCGACACCGCCTCCACCACGGAGCGTCCGCCAGCATCGCCTGCTTGGAGGCCAATCCGGAAAGAGCTTCTAGGTTCATGAGTTTCCTTTCCTCAATCGAAGTTGCTCTGATACCTGAAGGCCAGCGCTTTCTCGGCCTCCTCAAGCGAGCCGCCAGCCAAAAGAATCGCCATCGCGTCGCTCCCGCCCTTCATCGCCCCACTCGTCGCGGAATAACTGGTGCTCCCCTGCGCCTGCCGTTCCGCGCGCAAGTACAACGACGCGCGAGGATTCGATTTTCGGAGTTCGGCCAACCGATCCGCGAAGCTCCGGTCCTCGGGCCGCGGCGGGTTCACCCCATCGTTATTCCCATCGGCCATCATGCGGTTGAACTCGCGATGGATGCGGTCCGCCTCGCCTTCAGCTTGTCGAGCAAGCGTTCGCATCTCGTTAACTCCCGGGATCGCCGCCTCGATCCGGTCGGCCTCCGCCTTCCGCGCCGCCCGGCAGCGTTCATCGAATTGCTCTTCGGTGAGCACCTCGACTCCCCCCGCGTTCATCCCGAGCCGCGCGAGGCATTCCGCCGGGGAAGCGGCCCGCAAAACCTTCATCGGGTCCAACCCGCGGGCCGCGCATTCGGTCCTCAGAACAATTGGTTTCCCCTCCATCCTGACCGTCCCGTCAGCCAAAAGCTCGCACCGGTTCGACCGCATCTTGACTTCGCCGTTCTTTATTACTGTTAGGTTCATTTTCTTCGTTCCTGTCTGCAAACAAGCTATCTCTTTGCGTTCGTTTTGTCCACGTTTTTGTTCAAAAATCTTTCGTCTCCTAAGCAGTTGAATTGAAATGCTTTATCACCCGTCGAGGCTCCGCGCTTCGGTTTCCTGGCCGGATTCCAGGTCCGAAAGCTGCCACGTCGCCCCGCTCGTCAGGACGTTGAATGCTCCAGAGGAGGCGTCCACGTCGTCATCCTTGGCCCCGTCTGGGAACGCCTCGAGGACCGACAGGTAGGGGTTGTTCCACGCCCCGCGAACGAGCGACACGTTCCCGGCCTCAACCTGCGCGGAGAACGGCGAGGCACGCGTCACCTTGCTGCGCGTCACCGGAAAGGTCCTGACGTTCCAGCCGGCCAGCGCGCGCACGTGGTAGCCGGCCTCCGCCACTCCGGACTGCCCGGGGTCCTGCTCGATGCAGACCGTCACGCCACGCCCGTCCTGCTCGGCCGTGTTCCGGATCGCGCGCTCCACCTCCGCGGGCGTGCCCCGGAGCCGAACCACGTCCTCGACCACGAACCTGCCCGGGACGTGCCGCGCCATCCGGACCCCAACGGTCCAGTCCGGCCCGTCCATTTGACCGGCTCCTGCCTCGGCCTTCGTGGAGTTGTGGACAAGGATTCCGTTGGCGAAAAACTCATGCGCCCCCTCCACTTGCAAGTCGTAGACGGTCACGGCTGGCAATGTAATAGCAACGCACTGAGCAATACTTTGGTACTCTACTCCATCTTGATTTGAATGGTTTGCCACACACAGTGCAGTTAAATTCCTTGTAAGGTTTATCGATCCACTGCTTTGCTCTTGCTGCATCTCGCTGCGCCTTTGCTTCAGGAGATTTGTTCCATTCTCCGAACGAGTTATGAATCGAGTTGTGCACCTTGCGGCTGACGCACTCCAAGTTTTCCAGCGCGTTGTTATCCCAGTTGCCGTCCTTGTGATGAACGTCGTGCATCGCCGGAATAGCGCCATGGGCATCTCTCCACAAAGCACGATGCAATGAGTCTGTCCAGTATCGTTTATCAGTCTTAGACCAGCGCTGCGTTTCGTAGTATCGCTTTCCTTGCTTTCGTCTGTAGATGACTCCTTGGAAGATGATGACTTTTGTTGTTGCGTGTCTCGGAGGTCCCTTTGGCATATATGCATAGAACAGCAGCGTTCCGCTATGCTGTCTAGCCGAATCCATCCGGTCTCCTTGGTCCACACAGGATGCTCCGGTGTTCCGGTGAGCTTGTTCCCGCCGTTTGTTTCGATGGTCACGAAGCTGGTCGCGATCTTCGTGATGCCAGCCCATTCGACACGCCTAAACCCTTTTCGCGTCAACACACGGTCGCCTCGTTTCACGTTTTCTATGGGGACTTGACCGCAATCGGTTGCGATCATTGTTCCCGGGACAAGGCAAGCGCGATCCCAATAGCGCACGCGGGTCCCGCCGGCTGGCGGCGCTTCGATCACCGGGAACCAGTCGCGCCGGAACATCGTGCCGGCAGTCTGGCGAATGAGCCAATCGCCCATCTCAAGCCGCTGCCGCATGACTTGCCCCAGGGCTCGGAGCCGCGTCAGGTAGGCTGGGTCCGCCTCAAGGAGCGGCGCGTTATCCGTGATGCGGGCAGGGATGAAGGTCACGGAGTTTGCGCTGTTCGGTCCGTGCTGCGCCTCGGCTTCCTCGCGCGAAGCGTACCAGCAGAACTCGTCCCCCTCCCTCGCCATCCACCGGAGCACTCCCGCCTTTGCCTTGTCCGGGAACCGCCCCTCGGAATCGAGCCACCACCGAATGAACTCCTTCACCCAGGATGTTGCGTCAGCGTTGCACGTCGCACGAATTCGCCCAGGAATCCCAGTCACGGATCGGTTGCGCGACAACATGAAGACGAACTGGTCCCGGGTGAAGTGTGTCAGCTCGTCAAACCCGATGTACGGAATCTGCGCGCCCTGCATGGCCCCGAGCGCCACGTCATCCTCGAGGTGCCGGAACGTGACGGAGAATCCGTTCGGCCAACGCCACGAGCGCTTCCCAGGAAACCCGACGCCACCGGCCCACGGATACAGCTTGACCGACGAAGACCAGAGGCCACCCGGAAGCGTTATCTGGGTCCCGACCCTTCGGAGAATCAGCGCCTCGAACCCGTCAACGTCCCGCCGCTTGAGCGGGTCCAGCAGCATCCCGTAGGTATTGTGCGTCGGAATCATCGACCGCCCGCACAGGTAGAGCCGGGATTGGGAGTCCACCGTGATGCACCGCATCGGCTTTGGCGTGATTGGCTCACACCCGACGATGTACCGGAACCGAGTCGTCCTCCTAGTTGCTAGCCGTTGCTTCGTTGCCTTCCTCGTCAGCCGAAAAACAAGCCGGTCTGGCGTCCACTTTATGTCCCATTTTGGACCGCAATCGACACCGTTGAGCGTAGAACGTCCTTCAACCATTCGAGCTTTCCACCCAAGCCCAACTATCAACTCGTGAACGGCTTCCGCAAGCCTGCGGTTCGTGTTCGTGAACTCCACTGATCCGCCATCGCAAACCGTCCCATCCGTGTCCATCAAACCCTCCAAAAGCGCAAGTCTTTGGCCGGCGGATGCCCTCAGGTAGTCGGATGGTATGTGCTTGTTTCCGAGTAGTCCCAACGGCCTAAGCCGGGTAACAAGACCACTGATGGCGTGGCTGTGAGGGTGCTTGTGGTGACGCACCGTTTCTCCCGTCCGCTCAACCTCAGTGAAGATTTGCAAATCAACACCAGTTACCCCACTCGACGTGGCCGTTCCATCCCCAAGCCATACGCCCAAGACATAGGGGTGAATCGGCAGTACCCTCTCCGGCAACTCCATCGCAGCGGCTACAGGAACCGCATGGTTGCTACGACCGGATGCGGTTCTGATCGTCATGTGAATCTGCGCCGTTGTCCTTACGCTTCCGGAAGGAGCCGGACCTACCCTCACCAAACGTCGGTTCCGAGCGATTACCGCATCCGTAAAAGCTTGACTTCGCAGCCCTGTTGCTCGGGACGGTCTTTGCTCCCGTCTCCTCCGTCTCCACTCCTGATCATTGCGCGTAATCCTCGCGAGTTCTTTGGCATCGAAGGTCAGCCATAAGTGGTCAGCACACGCTTCAATCTCCGACCCGTCATCGAAGATGACCCGAAACGCCTCAAGGTTTTCGTGGACTGGATGAGCACCTGTCACAAGGCATGGACGCCCTCGCTCGTCGAGCACATGGTCACCGACCGTCAGATCCCCCATTGCCACCCACCCGTCAGGGGTTGGGATCGGTGTCTCGACGTTTATCGCTTTTCCGCCCCCGGCTGCCCCTCCGAAAATCGCGATGTCGGCACGGCTCGCCAGGAACTCAAGCTGTGGGCCCGGGTTCGGTTGGATTTTGCGGACCTTCGCCATACTGCTTTGCCAGTTCCTCGAACCCATCCCTCGGAAGGAGAATCACGGTCGGGACCGTCACGGGCATGATCGGAGCGCCGTCCGGGCCGGAGTGCTCGATCCGGTAGTTGTCGCGATACACTGCCGGCTTCCTCGCCTTGAGCATGAAGATCAAGAGCGTATCAGACGGGTCCTGCGTGCGGCTTGCCCTGGTGTACGCAATCGACTCCAACCTTTCAGTCGATTGCTCCAACGCTTCCTTGTACTGCTCGGCGAACTTCGGATCACGAATCGTCGCCATCCTGACGGCATCGCGCGAGATTCCTGCGATGGATGCGGCTGGGGCGACGATTCCGATTTGCTTGAACGCATCGAGGAAAGCTTTCTTCCATTGGCGCTTCCTTCCCTTTTTACGCGCGACATCAGGCGTGGATTCGGCTTCGTGTTTTGGTTGTTCCGGTTCCATAGCTTCTCCATTTCATCCTTGGTTATAGATTCAGCGCCTTGAGCATCTGGTCGTGTTCGCCAATCTTCATCGCATGAATTTCTTGCCAGATGGTTTCATTCCTCTCAAGGTTCACTGCTTCATCTTTCAAGTTACCCCAAACATTGCTTTGCCTTGAATGCTGCACAACTGGACCAGCCAAGTTGAAGCACTTCCCATCAGCGAATGCCTTTCGTTGCCATAGGAATCCTTGCCAAATGTCATCGAACCGCGCCACGTGGATGAACTGGCACCAAGGCCATTCAGTTGTGCGAAATGCAATGTTCATTCCGCAAAGCGGAAAGTATCGTCCGTGAATCGTTTCACGTCGGAACTTCATTGGCTTTGTTGGACCATGCACAAGCTGCCCAGGAGCATCGTAATCTCCAATTCCTGTCCAAAAGCCCATGCTTGCCGCGACTGGCATGGTAATAGTTCTGTTGAAGTATGGCGTTCCTCGGCTTGGCGGATCGGTAACAGCCTCGAACATCTCTACGGCCTGCGGCTCCAATGCATTCTCGTGGTCTGCAATGAATCGGGAGACCGTCTGCCCATCATTTGGCAAGCAGTCGTCATCCAATACAACTATGGTGTCGGCTCCAGCTTCCATCGCCGCCCGAATGCCGTTGTTCTTTGTCATGGCACAGCCATCTCGATTCTTGTCTTGCTGAAACACGAAGCGCGTATCCGATACGCTAATCGCCCAGGCTTCGATGAACTTCCCAAGCTGCTCTGAATTATACCACGGGACGACTACTATCGTTTTCATTTCTACGACTTCCGGTGTTGTTCACGCAAAATCTTCGGAACAGCATTGTTCCAGTTGATCTTATGGTGAATGCGACCGCCACCTTCCTTGCCATTGCTTAGACACCCTATTTTCACACATGATGGCGCGCACATAATAGAATAGAACGATTTGACATATGTTCCCGTTTCTAGGTATAGATCGGACATTCCACCAGGAGTTATTTGCGTCGGTTTTTGTTGCAGTTTTACCTGCATAACGGTGCATAGTAATGATCCTCGCAATCCATACGTGACATATGCATTAACATCCTCGTTCATATGTCCAAAAAACATGAATGGTTTCTGTGAATCGCAAAACCAACTATTCATGCATTTTCTTCGCAAACTTGGAATTGGAACGCCGTTCCAGTCTGCACCTTGCGACATTGCTATTGATAATGCTGGTATACCTTTGAAAAAGTCAAGCAGTGCTGTTAGCACAGCATCCATATATTTGCTTATCTTTACTTCCTCGATTCTGTAGCAATATCGCAATGTAAATTCTGTATAGTCATCATCAAACTGTACGAAATACCGACACCCGACTTTCTTAGCCAAGTCCCAGCATGCGTTCCGAGCATAGACAATCGCTTTACGGTGCCTGAAGTTGTCTCCCTCGTCTGTCTTTGCAGCCAATTCTGCCTTACAGAATTGCAGCACCTTGTCTCCGAACCGCTCACGATACCCAGCCTCTGTCTTGTCCTCGTCGTCTATTACGATGAACACCTTTCCAGTGTAGCCTGCTTTCATCAGCGAATTGTATGTGTGGACACGATCCGGACGACCGTGCGTTAAGATGAAGATGCAGAAGTCGTCACTCAACATCTTCGCCTCCTTCCTCTATGTCTGCCAATCGTCCTAGCTGTTCAGTCATATTGACAAACCCGTTTTCGATTGCCTTGTTGAAGTCGATGATCACCAGTCCTGACTTCTCGAACAGGTCCTTTACCTTGGCGTCAGCATGACAATAGAATTCGGCAATCTGACGGAAGTTGAATACAGTATGCCGCTCGGCAGCGAAACATAGGAACTCAGCAACGGCAGAAGGAAGATCGGCAGCCTCAATCTCGTTAAGTAGCTTTGTTGTCTTCGTTCTGTCCATTAGCTCTTTGACTGGCGGCCGTTCGCCCTTCGGTTCATAGATTGGAGAGATGATCTTGCTGGTGTATATATTCTCATTTTGAGCGTCGGCCATGAGGAACTGTTCCACTTCATCAGAATGGAACCCGGTCAAATCCAAATTGAACTCCTCGATTTTAAGCTCACCGAGGAGCACCTTTAGCACGTCCTCATTGTTCTCACCTTCTGACTTGTTCGCAGCAATCATCCTGGCTACGTGCGTTTTCTCGTCGTAATCCACGACGACGCAATCGGCCTCAACGAATCCGGATGCTTCAAGCACCTTACGCCTTAGATGGCCGCTTACCAACATTCCGTTGCGCTTATTCCAAACCAATGGATCAAAATAGTCATGCTCTATTGACTTCTGCAACGTCTTCCAGGCTGGTGATCCTGGTTCTGGGTGCACCCTTGGATTGCGCGGATGCGGAATGAGCTTGGATATCGGCAGTCTTTCGATAGTCAATGCTGCTGTCCTGCCTTCACTTTGTTTCATCTTGCCTTTCCGTTTTGTTCTGTTCATTCCTCGCGCATCATTCGCCTTTTTTACAGCCACCGCAAGACGCAAAACCGGCCGGAAGGTTTCCCCTCCGGCCGTTCGCATGACGCTCATCGCGTCTTCAGTGCCTTTCGGCAGTCCCCGTGATGGGACGAATCGTTACGAGTCCAGCGCGGAGGCGAGTTCGTCGAGGACTTCGCGCTGCCGTTCAGGCGTCATAGTCCCCAGGATGCGGGCGATCTTCCGCACGATCTTGACCGGCTGTTGACTGGCCTTGTGCGCGGCGTCGATCTTCAGTTCGAGGGCCGACTTGACGTGCGGCGTGCGGGGCTTGCGTGTGGCTGTGGGCTTGGTTTCGTTCGGCTTCGGCATTTGGTTTCCTTTTCGTTTGCCGCTTCGTGCGGCGTGATTCTGTTCTAGCTTGTGGACATGAAAATGTCTAGAATTTTTTTCCGCCGTGACGAACTGGCCGCTTCTTGTTCATCGCAGCTTTCGCGATGATCGCCTCGGCAATCCTCCAACCTCGCGCCTCGCCCATGTCCATGATCCGGATGACGGCATCGGCGAGTTCAGCCTCAGCTCCGTT